CCACTGACGACCGGCCGCCGGCAACACAGGAAAACTACCGATGACCCAGAAAGTGATCACCCCCCCGGCCCAGCTGCCTGTGTCGCTCCAGTCTGCCATTACGGCGGCGCGCGCCACCGGCGCCGGCCTGGATGATGAAGTCGAGCAGGTCGTCAAGACAGCGACCGCAGAAGCCGAGTTCGAAACGCAGCGCGCCATCATCGCACAAACTCTGCGGTTGACCCTCGATCGCTTCCCCGACGCCATCAAGCTGCCGCGCCCCCGCCTGATCTCTGTGGAGCACGTGAAGTTCTTCGACGCGTACTCGAAGACCTGGGAACTGCTGGACCCGCAGGACTACGAAGTCGACTCCGTAAGCGAGCCGGGCTACATCGTGCCGGCGCTCGGCAAAGCATGGCCAGCAACCGCCAATCGGATCAACGCCGTTGAGGTGCAGTACGTCGCCGGCTATGGACCTGATCACACCAGCGTGCCGGATTCGGTCAAGGGCTTCATCCTGCGGCGCGTAGCCGAGCATTTCGGGCAGCTGTCCGCATCGATGGCAGCCAGTGCAGTGCGCTTGCTGGACGGAGAGGTGGTGTACTGATGGCAGCAATGATCAGACTTAATGACAGAGTGACGATCGAGCGGAAAACAGTTGCGCGTGATCCCGAGTATGGCACGGAGATCCCTGGGGCCGCCGGCTGGGAGGTCGTGGCTGCGCGTATATGGGCGAACGTTCAGGATGTCTTGCCAAGTCGGGCAGAGAAGACTGAGCATGGGCTGGCTACGGCAAAACAAGCAGCGCGCCTGCGCATCCGCAAGGTACACGCCGTGACAGCGGACATGCGCGTAACGCTACATGGGAGGTTTGGCGACCGAGTGATGCAAATCGTGGCCGGGCCGGCGTTGATGGACGATCGAATGCACATCGAGTGCATGCTGGAGGGCTATTCACATGGCTGAAGAATCGATTGTTGGAGGCCGAGAGCTCGACGCCTTCCTCCAGCAGTTGCCCGTTAGGGTCGAGAAAAACATCTTGCGTGCCGCACTCAGGGCCGGGGCGAACGAGTTCAAGGCCGCCGCGGTGATGCGGGTGCCGGTGGACGAGGGCAATCTGAAGCGAAGCCTCCGCGTGACAACAAGGACTAAGAAGGGGACGGTATACGCCTCGCTCAAGGTCGGCGGCCGCAAGGCGCCACATGCCCACCTCGTGGAATTTGGCACCGCAGCACACAAGATTCGGCCGAAATCGCAAAAGGCCCTGTCCTTCGGTGGCAAGGCGGTGCGTGAAGTTGATCACCCAGGCGCCAGGCCGCAGCCGTTCATGCGACCAGCGGCAGACAGCGCACCGAAATCGGCGATCGCTGCCACGGCGACCAAAATTCGCGAGCGTCTGACTAAAGAGGGCCTCAACTCACCCGCGCCGGAGGGCATGTGAGCGCAAAAGTGATTCGAGCGCTCTTGGTCGGCGCGGGGGCGCTTGCCGAGCGCATACCGCCAGAGCGCATTGTGGCGAGCACCGTAAAAGAAGAAACCGGACTTCCGGCACTCAGCATAACCGAGGTCGGGGACGTGCCAATCGGCGCGATCGATGCTTTCGCCGAGCGCTCGTTGGTCACTAGCCGAGTGCAGGTGACGGTAATGGCGAAGACCTATCCGGAAGTGAAGGCGCTGCTGAAGATTGTGCGGCGCTCCTGCAACTTCCAGCGCGGCCAGATTGCTGACGAGGAGGTGGTCAGCGTCGTGCGCGACACGATCGGCCCGGATCTGGACGACGACGCAGGCAACTGCTTCCAAAGCATCGACTTCAAAGTCACTTACTACGAGCAGAACTAGCAGCATCCATTTCAACCTCGCCCGCAACGCTTTCCGCTTGCGGGCTTTTTTATGCCCAAAGGAGAAACATGGGAGTCGCAAGCGGAGTTTATAAACAGGTCGCCTACAAGTCGGAAGGTGCCAACTACGGCGTGATCCCGGCGGCCGCCGGCGCCCAGGCAATGCGGCGCGTGTCGTCGTCGCTCGGCCTGACGAAGGACACTTACCAGTCGGGCGAGATCCGGCCCGACTTTCAGGTCGCGGATTTCCGCCATGGTCTGCGCAAAGTCGGTGGCTCGATCAGTGGCGAGCTGTCGGCCAAGACCTATTCCGACTTCATCGCTGCGGCGCTGAAGAAAGACTTTGCTGCCGGCGTTTCGGTGGCCAGCGCCTCGATCACGATCGGCGGCACCGCCGGCGCCTGGACGCTCACGCGTGCCGCAGGCTCCTGGCTGACCGATGGCGTGAAGGTCGGCGACGTCGTTCGCGCTACCGCAGGCACCTTCAATGCCGCCAACCTGAACAAGAACATTCAGGTTACGGCCGTCACCGCAACCGCACTGACTGGCGTGGTCCTGAACGGCTCTTCGCTGGTGCCGGAAGGGCCGATCGCCAGCGCGACGGTCGCTGTGGTCGGCAAGAAGACGATGATTCCGCAGAGCGGCCACACCGACAAGTCGTTCTCGATCGAGCACTGGCATCCCGACGTCCCGGCCAGTGAGGTGTTCAGCGGCTGCAAGGTGTCGAAAATTACCTTCACGCTGCCGGCAACTGGCATGGCGACCGTGGCTGTGGAATTCGCTGGTCGTGACGTCAAGGGCGACACCGTTCAGTACTTCACCAATGCTACGCCGGTGACCGTGACCGGCACCATGGCGGCGGTGAACGGCGTGGTCAAGGTCGGCACCGCCGCCGGCGGCACGATCACGAGCGCGAGTATTGAGATCGCATGCGCTCAGTCGACCGAGCCAGGCATCGGCTCGAATGTCGCCGACCAAGTCGCGACCGGCCGCGTGATCGTGACCGGCCAGATCACCGCCAAATTCGACTCGACTGCCCTGCGCGACGCGTTCTACAACGAGACCGAGGTGTCGGCTTACATGGCCTTCACCGCGGATAACTCGGCGAATTCGGACTTCATCGCCTTCAGCATGGGGCGCCTGAAGATCAACGGCGCCGACAAGGACGACGGCGAGAAGATCCTGATCCAGACCATTCCCTACCAGGCACTGCTGAACACTGCCGGCGGCGCCGCACTTGCCACCGACATGACCACCATCGCTGTACAAGACTCGGCTGCTTAATCGCGGCCTTACCCGGCACCGGCCGGCTGCTGTCGCCTTCGCGGGCGCAGCAGCTGGCGCGGGCACTATTTTGACCCACCTCTCGCGAAGGAAATACCATGAACAACGCACAACCGAGCAACCTGCTGCACAAACTGGTCGACTCCCTGGACATCGATGCCTACGAAGACATCCCGGTCGGCAAGCTGACCCTGACCGACCCGCGCACCGGCTCGCCGACCAGTTCGGTGATCGAGCTGGCCAGCCCGGAGCACGAGTCGCGCAAGCGCATCGACCTGGCGCGCACGCGCCGCCTGCGCGCGGAGTTTGCGAACAACGGCAAGCTGTCGGCTACCGATCCGCTGGACGACATCGAGGAAGAAACCGACTACCTGGTCGCCTCGACCCTGGGCTGGAACCTGACCCGCGGCGGAGCACCGCTCGAGTTCTCGCCGGCTGCGGCCCGCGCGCTGTACACGGACCCGAAAAAGCAGTGGCTGCGCGCCCAGGTGCTGGCCGGCATCCGTAAAAGCGAGCTTTTTATCAAGGACTCCGCGAAAGCCTAGCGGAGTGCTGCCGGGCTGAGTACGAGCTTCTGGCTCGGCAAGGTGACGGCTGCACGCTGCGCGCGCATCTGCAGCGCGTCGCCGCGAACACGGGTGAGGTCGATCCTCGCCTGCATATCCAGTGGCCGAAGCTGGGCCTCCCGCTCTGGGAGGCCTTCAAGCGGCTCGACCGCCAGCCGGTCATGGAAGGAATCGGACCGATCACGTTAGCGGGAATCCAAGCTTACCAGGCGCTGTATCGGGTCCGGTTTTCGGAATGGGAACTAGAGGTCCTGCAGATGTTCGATCGCATTGCAATTAATGCCATTAGCAAAAAGCCCTGACGCGCGCTCAGGGCTCTATTTTTCTGCATCACAGATTTACGAGAACTTAGAAAGGTTGGCGCATGGTCATCAGCGAAATGGAGATCCGCCTTCGCGCCGACATCGCTCGGCTGCAGCGCGACATGGATTCGGCGCGCCAGGTGGTTGGAAACGCCACCAGCGGCATTGAGCGAGCGGCAAACTCGGCAAAGGCTGCCCTCGCGGGAATTGGCCTGAGCATGGGAATGTCGCAGATCATCGGAATGACCGACCAATACACGAAATTTACGGCTCAACTACGTCTGGCAACGCTTTCCACGCGAGAGTACAACCAAGCCCTGGCGAGTGTCAAAGCAATTTCCACGACGGCACAGTCCAGCCTTGCTGATATGGGCACTCTATACGCGAAGATCGCGAACGGGACCCGAGAGCTGGGCAATACACAAAAACAAGTGACCGAAATCACTGAGGTGGTGGGCCTTGCCCTGAAGGTTAGCGGAGCAACTGCACAAGAGGCATCTTCCGCCATGCTTCAGCTGTCCCAGGCTTTTGCGTCTGGCGTCCTGCGGGGCGAGGAATTCAATGCCGTCAACGAAGCCGGTCCCCGCGTGATGCTGGCACTGGCCGAGGGTATCGGCGTGCCGGTTGGCGCCCTCAAAAAAATGGCAGAGGAAGGTAAGCTCACCTCGGATGTTCTATCGGAGGCATTGCCACGATCGCTTCAAAAACTTCGCGAAGAGGCGAAGGAGGTCGAAACAATCAGCGGCGCTTTCCAAGTGCTGAAAGACAGAATCATGGAGGTTACGGCCGTACGCGCCAAGGACAACGGCTCCGTGGCTGCCCTGACTCAAGGCATTTCACTCCTGGCCGACAATCTCGCTGGTTTGCTAACCGTCATGACTGGACTGACGGCCATTAAGGCAGGGACCTGGGCGGCCGAATGGGTCCTGGCCGCCCGCGCGCGAGTTGTCGCGAACCGGGAGCAAACTGCGTCCGCCGTGGAGTCTGCCTCAGTGGAGCTGCGACGCGCCGAAGCTGAACGGCAATCTGCTTTGATTGCGCAGTCGCGTGCACGCGAAGCAGTTGCTGCAGCGCGCGCGGAAGTCGCAGCGGATCGGCAGCGCATGGCATCGGCTGCTGCGGCCGCTGAGGCCGCTGTGGCGGCCCGCCTCTCGCAATTTACCGAGACTGCCTCCATCATCCGATCCGAAATCGCGCTTGAGAAGACGAGGCTTGCTGCCCAGATCAACGGCATCGGGCGGGCGGCCCGTGTTGCGGAGCTGGCTCGACTGGCGACTCAGCTGGACGCAATTCAAAAGGGCATGGCCGCTTCATCGGCCGAGTTGGCGGCTGTGCGAATCGCAAACGAGAATGCCGCTGCCGCAGCAGCAGCTGCTGGCGCCGCCAAGATCGCAGCGGCGAGAGAGGCAGAGGTGATCGCCACTGGCGGAGCGGCCGCAGCTACCTTGCGCATGCGCCTAGCGACTGCCACCCTCACGACCGCAATCGGCGCCGCATCGGTTGCCGGAAATATCTTTCGGGGCGGCCTGGCGCTGCTGGGCGGACCTGTCGGCGCAGTGATCACCCTACTCACCATTGGCGGCATGGCCTGGATGACTTGGGGTAATAACGCCGAAGAGGCGAATGACAAGGTGGTTAAGTCGACTGAAGAGACCACCAAGGAAATGATCGAGAGACTCGACAAGCAGATCGAGAAACTGCGCGAAAGAAATGCGCTCGCTGAGACCGAACCACGTATCAAGAACATTGGTGATCTTAACGATGCCGACGCCGCAGGCCTGGCTCGAGCAAAAGCTGCATTAGACGAAAATCGTAGGCTTCAAGGCGCAGCGTCGTCTTGGCGCGAGAAGACACTGCTGGAGTTGGAGGCGATCGATCTCGCCAGTGAATACGAAGCAGCTCTTCAGCGCGTGAAAACACGAGAGGAAGAGCTGGCCCGTAGCAAGGATATTTCATTCAACAAGCGCTATGCAGAATGGCTTGGGCAGAATGGCACTGCTGCACAGAAAGAGGCTTACGAACTCGAAAAACTCCGGCAGGAGTATGGCCGCATCACCCCAGAAATGGAAAGGTGGGTCAAAGCTAAATATGCGGATAAGGGCGCTGCCGCGCAGCTGAAGCAGGAGGAAGCGGCCTTTCAGAGCTTGGTCACTTCGATTCGAGAAAAGCAGACTGCCAACGAACTGGAGCTCAGTGGTTACGAGAAGCTTTCGGAATCCCAGCAAATGTCTATCAAGTTGGATGCCGCGATCAGCACCGGCAAGAGCAAGCTGAGCGCTGAGCACGTCAAGGAAGCGCGCGCCATGATCGCGAAGGTCCAGGCCCAGGAGCAGGCGATAGACATGCAGCAGCGCGCGGCAAAGTGGGCCGAGATCGAGGCCAAGAACGATGCCGACCATTACGCCAGTCTGCGAGCCAGCACTGCTGCCATCGATGATCGAATTAAGCAGATGGAGCGCGAGATCGAGACGTACGGCCTGAGCGCGTCGGCTGCGATCGACATGGAAAAGGCGAAGCTCGAGGCAAAGCTGGCCGCCGGCCCGGCAACCTATGCTGAGCTCAATGCGTTGGACCAGCAGATAGAGAAGCTGGAAAAGCTGGGCAAGCTGGCCCGAAAGAAGGAGGGCCTCGACGCGAACAAGCAGGCCGTCGACGAGATGCTGGCAGACCAGCAACGGATATGGGGTGACATCGAGCGCACAGCTCACGACACCTTCATCAGCATCTTCGACAGCGGCAAATCGGCGTTCGATCGCCTGCGCGACGCACTGAAGAATGGTCTGTACGAGTTGCTGTATCAGATGACGCTGAAGAAGTGGATCATTAACGTCGGTGCATCGATGGGCGCAACTGGCGGCGCGGTCGGGGCGGCTCAGGCCGGCTCGGCGCTTGTTGGTGGCGCAAATGGCGGCAGCGGGATTGGCAGCGCGGCGGGCACTGTGGGTGCGCTCGGCTCATTGACCTCTGGCGTTGGTCTGCTTGGCGCAGGAGGCCTCGGGTTGCAGGCTGGGTTTGGCGCCTTGATGTCTGGCGGGCTCGCTGGCATTGGCGGAGCGATATCTGGCGGCATGGCAGCACTTGGCGCTGGAACAGCTTCGAGCATCGCCGCCGGCTTGGGTACTATCGCCGGCGCGCTCGGGCCGATCGCCCTTGGAATCGGTGCGGCTGTGGCCATCTGGAAGAAGCTCGACACGTCCGGGACAGCGCACACTGGTGGTGCCTCGAGCGCATCGTCTGCTGGCGTCAGCACGATCCGGGCCGAGTCGCTCGGCTTCCAGCACACGAAAGTATCGAACGACGTCAACAGCATGACCGCCCAGCTGGCATCGGGCATCGTCAGCATCCTGGATAGCACCGCACTGGCCTTCGGCAAGACGGCCGGCTATTCCGCAGCGACTGCGTTTGCTGACGATACGAGCAAGGACGGGGCGTGGGGCGCGCTGCTCATCCAAAAGATGGGGCAGACGGTCCTCGACTGGAACTCGACACGCACCTCGAAGTGGGCGCCGAAAGAGTTCGCCGACGGAGAGAAGGGGCAGGCGCAGTATTTGGCCGCCCTCAGCTCGTCCGTTCGTACGGCGCTGAATTCGATCGGGCTGCCCGAATGGGCGCGCACCATGCTCAACGGAGTCGCATCCGATGCGTCAATCGAGGATCTGGCCAAGGTCGTGGAGCAGATCAACGCCACGCAGTCGGCGCTTGCGGCCATGCGTGCGCAGCTCGTTGGCTTCTCGAGCTTGAGTGATTCTGCCGTAAGCGCCCTGATGGCGGCCTCGGGCGGCATCGACAAGCTCTTCGCAAACGCGAGTGCGTTCTACGACGCGTTCTACTCGGAGGCGGAGAAGAACGCGGCCGCAAGCCAGCAGATTGCAACGGCGTTGGCCGCGGTGAACCTGCAAATGCCGACGAGCCGGGACGGCTTCCGCGCGCTGGTTGAGGCGCAGATGAAGCTCGGTACGCAGGGGGCAGAGGCAGTTTCGGTCCTGCTGGGCGTGGCCGGCGCATTTGCGCAGGTCACCCCCGAGGTGCAGGCGGCGGCTGCCGATCTGACGTCTTACCGATCGGCGCTGACTGATGCCTATAACGCTGAGTCCCAAGCGCTACAGGCCACAGTGACCCGCATGGGTTCGTTCGCCGCCAGCTTGCGCAACCTGCGTGAGAATGCACTGCTCGGCAGCTTGTCGCCGCTTTCGCCTTCGCAGAAGTATGCCGAGGCGAAGTCACAGTACGAGGCGGTGCTCGCGGCGGCGCGCAGCGGCGACGAGGCGGCACAGGGCCGGTACCAGGACGTCTATACGGCATTCCTGGAGGCTTCGCGCGCGGTGTACGCCAGCAGCACCGGCTACACGCGAGACTTCGACTACGCCCAGGCCGCAACCGAAGAGGCAGCGAAATGGGCGGAGGCGCAGATTGACGTCGGCCAGGCTCAGCTCGATTCGCTCAAGGCTTCGGTGTCCGGGCTGATCGAGGTGAACAAATCGGTGCTGTCGGTGCGCGAGGCGATCCAGGAGCTCAACACTGCTATGGGCAAGAATACTGCGCCTTTGACCGGGTACGCTCCTATCTCCCCCGGGCCGATTATCGCAGCGCCGACACGGCAGTCGACAACTGACGCGTTGGTGGGTGCTGTGAAGGCTCTGACCTCAGAGAACGCCAGGCTGAGGGCGGAGCAGCAGCAGCAAACGGGTGACATCATCCGCGCACTGCAAGGGTCTGCCGAAGCGTCTTCGGACAAGATCGCGAGCACCGTCAAGTCGGTGTCGAGCACTGAATACAGGGTTCTTCCTTCATGAATGATGTTCAGTTCCTGGACTGGCTGAAAAGCCAGTCCGCGTATCGTTGCGTCCTGATCGAGGCGGCGGCGCAGGTGAATGGCGCGGAGACCATGATTTATATGGCAACCAAGGCATTCACCACGTCGCCAGCCGACAGTCCGGCCAACACGCAATACCTCCCGATCGCCACTGTCGGCACGCTGTTCACTGAGCGGCTTTCGCTCGATGGTGACGGCGCGCTTTCCGCCGGCGATCTGGAGATCGACAACACGGCCGGCGTACGCGATGCCTGGGCAGCGCCCGGCTACGTTTGGCAAAACCGGGAGATCCGTGCGTACATCGGCGACGTTCGTTGGCCACGCTCCGAATTTCGGATGATCTTCAATGGCATCGCGGCCGGCATGGAGCTGCGCGGCCGGAACAAGCTCATGCTCAAGCTGCGAGACAAGCTGCAGCGCCTGAACACGGCGATCACTGAGGCGAAGCTGGGCGGCGAAACTGAGCAGAAGGACGCGTTGATCCCGTTCGCCATTGGCCAGGTGTCGAACATCACTCCGCTCCCGGTCGACCCGGCCACGCTGACTTATCGCTACCACTGCGCCTCCGCGGAGGGCGTGATCGGGAATGAGGCTCGGGACAACGGCGCGCCGGTCGCCATGACCTCGAACCCGCTGGCCGGAACGGTGACGCTCGAGTCGATGCCTGCCGGCGCTGTCACGCTGTCCGTGAAGGGCGACAACGGCGCAGGTTACTGCGACACCGCGGCCATGATGGTCAAGCGGATGGCGACTACCTACGGCAAGCCATCCGACCGCTTCGCCGATGCGGATCTCGACCTGGACAACATTGCCGCCTTCGACGTCGCGCACCCCCAGCCGATGGGGCTGTACGCGACCGAGCGCCTGAACGTGCTCACCGCCTGCCAGATGCTGCTCGGCGGTATCGGCTCCCAGCTGGTGATGTCGCGCCTGGGCAAGCTACGGTTGATTCAGCTTGCCCTGCCTGGAAACGGGGCTCCGTTCGCGATCAGGCCAGAGCACATGGTCGACGGCACGCTGCAGCCGACCGGCAGCACTGACGTCGTCGGCGCCGTGAAGCTGGGCTTCGCCAAGAACTGGACTGTGCAGGACGCCGGCACGATGGCCAACCTGCCAGAGGTGCACAAGCCGCTCTTCACCGAAGAGTGGCTGACCACGACCAAGACCGACGCGGCGACGCTGACAACCTACCGGCTCAACGCCGAGCCGGTCCAGATCGACACCATGCTGCAGACTCGGGCTGATGCCGACGCGGAAGCGCAGCGCCGCCTCGACCTGTGGAAGGTGCCGCGCACGACCTACGAATTCGATGGCGTGCCCGAGCTGCTGCAGCTCGAGCTGGGCCAGGCGGTGACCGTGTACAGCCCGCGGTTCGGCATGGCCGCCGGCGTCGCCGGCATCGTTATTTCACTCGCGCCCGACTGGAACACCGGGCGCGTCAAGGTAGGGCTTCTCGTATGAGCGCAGTGCTGAACGATCGTGACGCCATCCTGCAGGCGGCGGCCACGCGGATCGTCAATCCGAAGAATGCGGACATCCTCCTGTCGCAGAGCGCGCCGGCATTCCATGTGACCGCAGGCGGCACGGCCGACGTGGCGTCGATCACCGTCAGCGCTACACTGGTGGGCCTGGAAGGCGCCGTGTCATGGTCCGTCCAGGGCGCGACCCTGTCCAACGTCACCGATCGCGAGGCGACCGTTACCTACGCGGCCATGCAAGGCAGCACGGCAATCGTCTCCGCAAGCATCATGAGCAGCGGCGAGCGTTTCGCCAGGAGTGTCGTCCTGGCTACCATCCAGGACGGTGCGCCCGGCAGCAGCGCGAAGACGGTCAAGCTGACCCCATCGGAGCAGGTCTTCAAGCTCAACAAGGCTGGCGCGAACTCGCCGGCGAGCATCACGCTCACGGCCACGGGCCAGAACACGGCCGGCACGCCCAGCTTCACCATCCCGGCCGGCACTGCGACTTTGACCGCCGGCTCGAGCGCAGCGCAAAAAGTGCTGACGTTCGCGAACATGACGACCGACCAGGTGACGATCGAGGTAACGCTCGACGGGCAGAAGGACCGGGCCACGATCTACAAGGTCAGGGAAGGGCAGGACGGCCAACCCGGCGTCGACGCGGTCTTGGGGCTGCTCACGAACGAGACGGTCACGCTGCCGGCCGGCTCGAACGGGGTGGTGTCGAGCTTCAGTGGTGCTGAGTGCACGATGAAGGTGTACCAGGGCGCCAACGATGACAGTGCAAACTGGGCGTACGCGTTCTCTCCAGCATCGGCGTCGAATCGTCTGGTCTACACGACCAATGGCGGTACCGTCACCGTCACTGGCATGGCCGCCGGCGTGGACTCGGCCTACGTCAATATTACCGCCAGCCGTACCGGCTACGCCTCGGTCCCGAAGCGCTTCACCGTCACCAAGAGCAAAGCCGGCGCCAGCGTCACCGGCGCGCGCGGGGCAGGCACGTACTACGTCGTCGGTTCGGCCTGGTCGGACGTCGCCGCTCAAGCAACTTGCCCGGGCGGTCCTGTCGTCAACGACCAGGTTACCATCAGTAACGGTACGGTCACCTACACGAAACGCTGGGACGGCGCCGCTTGGAACGTGCCAGGTGCTTACCTGTCCGGCAGCTTGTTCGTCGAGGGCGATATCGATGGATCGAAGCTGAAGGTTGGAACGGTCGAGGTCCGTGCTAAGGACGGCACGCCGGTTGTCACGATCGGAGGCCTGCAGCCTGGCTTCGAAGCGCCCGGTACGAAAAACAGCGAGCAGCAGTGGGGTGATGTTCAGGGCATTCCCTACGAGAGCATCCTAAACAATGACGACTCCGTGGCAATGGGCTTCAACCCGACGTTCGCGGATTGGCCTAGCGGACAGGCCCGCCCGACGGGCTGGAGCGGCAGCAGCCCGGTGCGCGAGACAGCTATTAGGCGCCTCGGGCAATGGGCCATCCGTTTCAACACTCCGGGCGGCACGCAAATTGGCATGAATCGAAGGGTCGCGTTGCCAACGGCGCTGCCGCTCGGGACGTTCATTGCCGGCACCTACGATGTGCATGTTGCCCGCATCGATCCGGCCAATACGACCGGCAAGCCTGGCCTCATGGTGCGCCTGTGGTGGGGCACCGCCAACGGTGAATATACCGATCGTCATTTCCCGGCTTCGCAGACTATCGGTGCTTGGCAGCGCATCAACTTCACGGCGCGCCCGGCCGCAGGCAAGCAAATCCTGCAAGTCGAGTTCTACCTGTTCGGGTCGTTCAGCAACTCGGCGTACGGCGGGCATTTCTTCGGCGATGTAGTTTTCGACAATTTCCGCTTCGCCCTGTTCGACAATACTTTGGACAACACCGCTATCAGCATTAGCTCTGACGGCAAGCTCGGCGGCGCCGGCGGCGGCCAGGTCACGATTACTGGCCTTGGCTACACGGGCGCGCTCGATGCTACCAAAGGTGCGCCAGCAGGAACCACAGTAGGCGGCACTCTTGCCGAGACTGTCGCCAGCAATGCCGCAGCAGGAAAGAGCGCAAGCGATGCCATTCCTGGCATCAACACCAGCTTGGCTGGCAAGCTTGCCGCTGCCGGCAACCAGAACCTCACCGGCCCGGTCACGCTCACGTCCAGCGGCGCGATTGTTGTTGGCACCGTCAACGACGGCGTGCGCATTAACACGACCGGGCTTATCGGGCGCAAGGCTGGCTACACCACATTCTCTGTTGCTTCTGACGGAACGGCCCTGTTTGGCGGCACGCTTGCGGCCCCTAATGGCACTCTTGGATCGTTGCGTGTTGAAGGCGCAGTCATGGCCGGCGCGTTCACCGCCCGAGCATGGCCCGCCGCAGGCGCTGGAGGCGGTTTCCACATGAGTCCGCAGGGCTTGCTGATGGGGAATCTGAATAACGGCAAGTTCATCGACATTGATGCCGATGGCAACTTTAGCATGCCTGGCTTTTCGCACATGAATGGCCAGCTCACGCTGACAAGCCCGGTTATCGTCAGCCCGCGCGTTTCGCAGCCCATCTACGACACCTTCGCTTACAACGCGCTCGGCGGCGGGTTTGTGTCCGGACCAAACGGGAACCTTTCGAATTCGGTCACGCTGCAAATTACCGGCAACAATGGTCCGCACAAGATCGCGTGGAGCTACGTTCGATTGGCCGGCGGCACGCCCTCCGCGCCGTCGTGGGCGGATGGCTCCGGAGACACGTTCGGTGTCGGCGCCACGGCGACCAATACAACTCTGAGCTTTAAGGTCTCTGCCGTCATTACGGGGACCGATGGCCGGACTCTGAACTACTCCGACATTTTCACTCTGCAATTCGGGACGATCTAAATGTACTACGACTACTTTGCAGCCGTTGACGCCAGCGGTGTCGTGTGCCGGCAACTGCGCCGTGCCGTGCCGAACGACGGCCCCAGCCTGCCGAATGACGGGATGACCTATATCCTGCTCGATGAGCCGATTGACTGGTCCGCCCAGCCATCGCCTACAAGCGTCCTCGTGTCGACGGATGGCGGCATGGTGTGGAGTGAGCGTGCCACGATCGAGCAGCGCCGCGCCGAGGCCATCGAGGCGATTGATGCCTCCTGTGAAGCGCTGCGTCTGTCCGTCATCAGCAAGATGACCCAGACCGAGGAGTACAAGCTCGCCGAGCAGCATGCGCGGGAATACCGCGCTGCTGGCTATACCGGCGAGGCCGGGCGGGGAGTGACCGGTTGGACCCGCGCAAAGCACCGTAACGGCTGGACGGACCGCGATGCGGCCGACGACATCCTGGCCACGGCGGAGCGCTGGTACGGCCTGCTGTTCAATATTCGTGACGCCCGCCTTGCTGCGAAGGAGGACGTGCGCCACGAAACCGACGTCGCGGCTATTGGCGCCATCGTGGCCGGCGTGCAGGCCCAGATGAAAGCCCTCGCCCTGCAGATGAACCTCACCACCACGGAGTAGCATGCCAAACCTGAGAATCGTCTCCGACAACGCAGTCGGCCGGGCGACGTCGCTTGTCGCTTCCACCACTGCCGGCGGGCTCGTCGCCGCCAACTTAACCAGGGATGCGAAGTCGAGCGTGCACCGCGCCACTGGCACGAGTGTCACCTACACCGTGACCTGGACGGCCGCCGAGCCGATCGGCTGCGTCGCACTCCCGTTCTGCAACCTGTCGCCGACGGCAACGATGCGCGTGCGCGCCTATGCCAGCAATGGCACGACGGTCCTGTACGACAGCGGGGCCGGCCTGGCTTGCCCGGCGCCGGCGCTGCGCCCGCTCGGGTTCACCGCAGCTCAGGCTGCGAGCGCGTACGCGTACGGGGGCGGGGCCTGCGCCCGGCGATGGTTCAACCAGGTCAGCGCGTTCAAGCTCGTGATCGACATCGTCGATACGGCCAACCTGCAGGGATATATCGAGGCCGCCTGCCTGGTGGTGGGGCCATTCTGGTCACCGAAGTACAACGCCTCGGCGACGTCGGTCTCGATGATCGACCGCACGGAGGTCTCGCGCAGCGCCGCGGGCGATCAGCTGGTCGACCCGGGCACGATGAGCCGCAAGGTGCCGGTTGACTTGCGCGCAATGCCGGAGGCGGACCGGGCCCGCTTCCTCGACCTGGTGCGCAACAGCCGGGCATACCCGATCCTGCTTTCGGTGTTCCCTGAAGACGCCGACCTGGCGCTCGAACGTGACTTCACGGTCTACGGGCGGCGCACGAAAGATTCCGACATCGCCTACCAGTTCTTGGGCGCCTACGCAACCACGCTTGAAATCGAGGAGATCTGATGGAGCAACCGAAACGCCCCGGTATTGTCACGGTCCGACTCACCAGCCGCTGGCCATACAACCCGATCAGCCTGGCGGTCGGCGTCGCGGCCGGCTCACGCCAGTTCAGCCACTCGATCACGATCATAGGCGAGCGCGCCTACGAAGCTTCGATGACGCACGGCTGCCGGGCGGGCCCGGTCGACCAGCTGATGAAGGGCATCGTGGTCTACCAGGATATGCCGGTGGTGGTGCCCGACATCGAGGCGGCGCGCGCCTTTGCCGAGGCCCAGGTGGGGAAGGGCTACGACTTCGCCGGCGCCGTCGGCATCCCGCTGACCTATTCGGAAGACTGGACCGACGACAGCAAGTGGTGGTGCTCGGACCTGACCTTCGCAATCCTGCTGGCCGGCGGCCTGCGCCTCTTCGACCCGGCCGTGATGAAGCGCGTCCGCCCGATCGACCTTCACATGGCCGATTACCCGAAATCCCAACTGATGCGCGCCTGATCGGCGTGCACACCAACCAGGCCGCGACTAGCGGCTTTTTTTACGCCCAATGGAAAGGCACCAATGATCGAAAAACCTCCGCACCAACCGGGCGCCGTCGGCGACTGGGCCAGCGTCCTGCCCTGGGTCTGGATCGTCGTTCTGTCCCTGCTCGGCGGCGTGGCAGCTTTTGTCCGGAAGATGCGCGCCAACCACGTGCGGGTCTGGAACTTCACCGAGTTGATTGGCGAGATCGTGATCTCGGGCCTGGCCGGCGTGGTGATCGCCCACCTGTGCCAGTGGCGCGAGTTCCCGATGTCGCTCACCTACGCACTCACCGGCATCGGCGCTCACATGGGCAGCCGCGCGCTGTTCAAGCTGGAAGGGCTGCTCGACGCCAAGTTTCCACAAGCCACCGCACCGAAGGATCCGCCCCATGACCACGAATAATTTCCGCCTCAGCGCGCGTTCGCTCTCGCGCCTGGACGGCGTCCACCCCGACCTAGTCAAGGTCGTCAAGCGCGCCATCGAGCTGACAGAGATCGACTTCATGGTGACCGAGGGCGTGCGCACCGCCGCGCGCCAGCAGCAGCTGGTCGCGGCCGGCGCCTCGCAGACCTCGCGCTCGCGCCACCTGCCGACCGCGAACAAGTGCGGCCTGTCGTGCGCGGTCGACCTGGCCGCTATGGTCGGCGCCGAGGTGCGGTGGGACTGGCCGCTCTACCCGAAGCTGGCCAAGGCCATGAAGGCGGCCGCCGCCGAGCTGGGCGTGCCGATCGAGTGGGGCGGCGACTGGAAGTCGCTCGTGGACGGCCCGCACTTCCAGCTCACCTGGAAGGCCTACCCATGATGGCCGTAATTCCGCCGCAGTACCGGCTCGCGGCCGGGGCCCTGGCGCT